TGCAACTGTTGAATCAGACAATATTGCCGTATATCCTAATGTTGCATTGCCACCTCGGAAATTACTTGTATTTGGTGCAATAACAGTACTATCACCAGGCGCAGACAATGTAATTGAAGTATTACCTACAGTTACAACTGGTATGTTGGTTGTTTGTTTTGGCAAAGTAACTAATTTATATTTCAATGCTTGTGTTTCATCCGGAATTGCTTCAGTGATTGGCATATTTTCAATAATTGTTCCGTAATATGCAGTTCCTAGCGGATGATCTGGATTCCATAATGAATAATCAATTTCATCATCACCTACCGCAAATTGTGTAATATTAAAAGCATTTCCGCCTTTTGCTAAAAGTTCACGTCCTTTTAACGTTAAAATTGCGTCTATTGTAACGCTCGAATTATCTAAATATCCCATATGTTTTTACCTTATTTTATATAAATATACATGTTGTAATTTTTATGGTTAAACTAATCTAAAACTTCCTTGTGCATTATCTTGATTTTGATATATCAATTGATTTGGATTTGCTGTTCTAAATTCTGCTACCGGACCACCATCTACAGTTTGTGTTGAATTTATATTGAAATCTGGAGAAGTCATTTTAGCACCAGAATACCGTTGATTTTCAATTCCGCGAGGTAAATAATCTTGTATTTCTGCAAAACTTCCGGTAAATTTACGTTCAACATTAATACCATAACTATATGCACCATATGTGCCAGCACCATAAATACCAATTGGTCCAGAACTAGTAATTGCAGATACGCTTCCAGAAATATATCGTAATTCCGATAATACACTACTAGTATATGTTGGCTGTAATACATCACTTAACCAATATGGTGATGATGCTGTTATATATGTACTTCCAGATTTAATTAAATATTGATGTGAATATACAACTCCATCATATTTTTTTGAAGTTGAAGCAGTTAAATATATTTGCCACTGATCATCATCGTTTGCAGAAAGCGTTAATACTTTTGCATCCGTTTCTCCTAGATATTGTACATAATCTCCTGATGCAGTAACTTGAGAATTTTCGATTAATGAATTATAACTACTATCAAATCTAGCTAAATCTGGCAAAATTTTATCTTTGCTTCGTTCCAATACATTTGGCTGTACTAATATTCCCGTTAATTTATGTGCACGTGCTGGTAATAATTGATCTAATTGCCGGAAAAATGACAAATCAAACAATGTAAACATATTAATATATGCATTGATATCATTTTTATTAGAATATTTTTTCCAATAAGTTTGTGCTGCTTGTATTAATTTTGGATATGATTTAGAATCAGATTCTCCCGGGTCTCCAATATATTGATCTAAATCAATAAAACCCAATTGTGCAATAACATCTTCATCAATCATTGATTGTGGAGAAAAATATACACCCAATTTTTTGCTGTCTAATGGTGCTTTATCAAATTGACTTCGTTCTGCTCGAGTTTTTACATCTAAACCACCAACTAATTCATTTTGTTCAATTCGTATTTTATTATCATCGAACGTTCCAGCACCTAATGATGGTGCATCGTAATATTGAGTTTCTTCATATGAATCATATGGTGTGTTTATTGACCAACTAGCAAATGATGCTGAGATAGTTGAAGCTTTTGGTTGTATGCCTGATAAACTACTTGTTAGTGCATGATTAATTTTTTGATTTAATGGCAATCTAAATATCAATTCCGAATATGCATCAGAATTTGCATTATATGCTCCTGCTGCTTTAACGTGATTATTAAAAGCAGTTTCTGATAATGATGAAGACCACAAACGTAATTCTTGTAATTGTCCAACAAACCGATTTGCACCTGTACTAGTTCCGCCTAATACAATTGAACCAGTTGCACCAAATGATGCAGTTGCAGATGACGAAACTGCTGCAACAATTTTACCATATTTAGATTTTTTCGTAATTAAATCTAAATTAGTACCATTTCGTTTTACCATGGTAGTTAACCACTCGTCATTGTATAATTCAATTAATCCAGAACCAGTTCCGTTAATTTTCATTATACCTTTATTGCCGCTATTAAATTCTAATGTTACTGCATTTGAGCCTATATTAAGCAGGTTCATTGTAGTTGGAATAGATGGGTTTGCTACAACGTCATCTGGTCTAAAACGAAGTTCTACGGTATTAATTGACTGCGAATAATTCACAGTAACTGTACCTGCCGTACTACCACTCAAATCCAATGCATAATCAAAATTGTATTTTTCATATACTGGAGCTCGTTCTAATCTAGGCCCACCATATTCATTAATACTTATGATCGATTGCGGAATTCCATAACAAGCTAATAATGCTTGTATACTTCGTTTAGTTCCTTTAGATTTTAATAATAATGGTATATTGTTAACAATGCGACGCCAAATTGCATATGTTGTATTTTGTCCTGATACAGCCGGATCTCCGACACTAACTGAACCAGTTAATGGTATGCCGGCAGCATTAGTGCCTAATACATATTCCCATAATTCTTGATTCTGATTTCCGTTAGTTAAAGTCCAACCAAATTGTTTTGCTACAGAATATAACAATTCATTTGGCATACCCAATTTAGGATTTTCTTCTCGTTTATGAATTAACGATGCATGATGTACGTATGTATATAAAATATCATAATGCTGTCCTAACATGTATACAAATGATGTAAAATTAGTATTACTTGTATCTAATGTAAGGAATTCTGGTACTGTATATATTAATCCATTGATATTTGATAAATCATATAATGATGCTGTTTGTAATAAATTATTGTACCAACTTTTAAAAATTGAACTAGTTGTTGAAGTTAATGCATATGGTCTAGTGCTTGTTGTTTTTGGCACTGGCTGTATGTAACTACCTGTTAGTTCTGCAACATTAAATGTTTCATTAGGAATATTATATGTAGTTAACATCGAAGATGATTCGTAATACAAATAATTTTCAAAATTATCAAATCCACTAATCAAATTAGTTTTTAATACAGTAAAGTCTTGTGCATTAGTAGTAGCAGCACTACCAGATAATGTTGCAACAAATGCACTTTGGCTTGCATAATATTCTAATAAATCTAATTTATATTTGAAATTTTTCAAACGTTCTGTTGCTGAACTATAAAATACAAAATTATTGAAATCTGAATAATCAATATTCAATTTTATTCCAGACAAACTTCCGGAAAAATATGTATCAACTAATTGTTGCGATGTTTGTGTTGTTGAACTTAATAAGTCTGTCCAATTTTTTAAACCAGTTTCAGCAGATGTATTATAAATTGCATTTGCTTGCCAATTTGGTTTTGCTAACGATTTAAATGTACGTAATGAACCTTTTGATGCAATATCAACCGTATCAATATATGAAGGTTTTTGTTCTTCAACTACCCAACACTTAAAATCTACTGCAAAAGTTTGAGGTAATGGTTCATAAAGTTTAACATATAAATATTCGCCAATTACAACACTATTGACAAATAATACACATTGATTTCTACTAAAATTTAACAAGTATGTTTTGTGAAATTCAGAAGCCGTTTGATCTACGGTTTGTATATAATTTGTAATTTGTTGTAAAAATTCAGGATCTTCATCATCAATTGCGCGTAATCTAATTTCTGTTCGATCTGGAGAAATTTCATCAATTCTTAAATGTTGTCGTTCGTAACTACCAATTAAATTTTTAAAAAAGTTAACGGCAATTCTAAAATTTCCAGAAGTTAATTTAATTTTTTCTAACTCTGAAAATATATCAATTGCAATTGGATTAAGTACAGGAATTGTTTTATTAGTTGTTCTATCAATAAAACGAGGAACTTTTCTTTGAAGCTGAATTTTGTGATTACCAGTAATCCAAGCATCATCAACATAAACATGTAATTCTAATCTAGAATCATCTGCAGAATTAACAATATCGGTATTAAAAAATATAGGTTGTTCTGTTGAATAAGATACAACATCCAATTTAGAACGATCTATACGATTTGCAGAAATCGATTTGTTTGTAGATTTTATTTCATTGATATTTTTATACTGATTAAGCATTTATCTCCTGATTCCAAAGATCTACAGTTTTACTTGCATCTGTTATCACCCAATATGATTGTAATGCGTTTATTGTGTGAAATTGAGTATTATTATTTTGTCCTGCTTTTACACCAATACCAAATCTATCTCCAATTTCAAATTCAGAATTCGGAATAATAATATCAATTTCTAAATTTTGTACTTCATAATAATTTATTGACCCCGGTACGTTAGGGCGTAAGTTTGACGTATTTTCAAAGGTACGATATTCTCTATTCAATCCTTGTTCTGATGTTTTAATTATAGAGAAAAATGCAGTTCCATATCCACTTGGGGCATCATATCGATGTTGCAATTTAATTCTAAATCTTAAATCAGCTCTAGAGTTTTTAAGATCTTTTGATATGGTATATGTATTTGGAAATTGTTGTGACAATCCATCTTGAACCTCACTCATTTCAATTCCAGAATAATCACCTATAGGAATACGTTGATCTTCCGATGGACGATATCTTGCAAATACAGGATCTAAACTTTGTAAATCTAAATCTAAATCTAAATCAACAACATCCTCATCTACCACCGTTGTCCGTGCAGGAAATTTAAAATATTTAAATTGTGTATCCAAAACGCGCAACATTGATTTAGTTGTTATGCGATTAACTGCTGGTTCTATAATTAATAATGGATTGTTATCAACACCTTCTTGCAATGCAATATTACCATTTTCATTTCTAGGAATAACGTTAACATTATTTGAAACATACGTTAATCCTTGATTCTGATACTTAACTTGCAAATCAACCGCAATAGAATCTTTAATTAAAGAAACTGTTTTTGTAATCAAATTTCCTATATTCAATAATCTATCATTACTTACATTAAACATTATTTACTACCTAACTACTTTAAAATAAATTTGGTCGTCAATGTACTGTTCCATAAATCCATCTACTATTTTAAGATTTAAACGATAATTTCGTTCTGGCATTAAACCGTTCATATCTAAATAAATGAAATTACTAGTACTATCACAACTTACTTTAGTATAAATATCATCAAACGGAATAATGACCTCGTCAGTCGCAGCATCCGAAATTGAATAATATGTAGTAGTTGGTAAATGTTTAACTGTTTGTATAGGAAATAAATTTGTTGGAGATTTTCTAGGATATTTATCTCGACCGTAAATTCTTACTTTTGCAATCTCTGTATCTTTATAAGTTGGTTTAATATTTGTATATACAATGTATGATTCTGTATTGATATCTTGCAAGGACCCGGTTGTAAAATTACTGTCATCCCAATACATTACTAATCTAGGAACATATATTGTATGAGTTTCTCTACTAAAAAATCTTACATATCCCGCAACATTAGTATTAGATTCGTCAGCATCAGAAAACTTTAATAAGAATCCGTTATTAGCAATTGCATTACCACCACTTCCAGATTTCCAAAGTAAAACAGCTTCAGTAACATCCATATTAATATCAGTTGGACGATATGAAAATCCTTCTGCTTCTTGCAATCCTGGTTGATAAAAAAATGCTTGATTAAAAAATGATGAATTAAAAACTCCCGAACCAGATTGGAATAACCAACTTCCACCCTTGCCCGAACCAGTAGCATATAAACTCGTGCCATTTACTTGAATATTTTGACTACCTGATATCCAATTATTTCCGGTATATGGAAAAAATG